CTGTATGATTTTCTACTATTTTAACTGCTTGGTGAGTAAATTCTTGTATAGTAGTTACGGGGAGAATTATCATTCGTTTTGAATCGATTCCCCTACTCTCAATCATGTCTTTAGTGAGTGCAGACTCAGACTCAAAATACAAAACGCCGCCGCTAGGATTATCTGAAAGAAACTGTTTGACCATACCAAGAGCGAAAAATGTTTTACCCGTTGCAGTTTCTCCTGCCAGAGCTGTAATTTTGTTTGATGGGATTCCTCCATAAATGTCTCCTGAAACTAATGCATTTAAAATATAACTTCCTGTATCTACATGACCAGTAACATCACCAGCTTCAACCCCATCTGAAACTTTTGTTGCGAATTCATTACCTGTCACTTTTACTAAATTATCTAAATAATCACTCATTATCTTTCCTTAATCTAAGTTCTGTTTTAACTGCTCTAATTTCTTGATTTATATCTACTCGTTCAGAATATGTTTCCACACGATCTCTTTGAAATTTTAAATCTGATAATAAAAGTAGCAAATCTTCTGTGAGCCAACCACCAAAATCATCTGTAATCATCTTTTATCTCAATTATATGGTTTCCATCTTCTTGCATTCTTTGTGCAAAAGCCTTTGCTTCTGATTGAGTTTCAAAAGTCATATAACTAATTGAATCTGGATCTATATCTATTGAATAATTTAATTGTTTTGACATTTGAGCATGTGACCCTGAATTTTCTTTTCTTAATTGTTTTGTAGTCTTCTTTGCATATCTTACCATTACACTTCCTGCCATGTATACCCCCTATTATACACTATATAAAAAAATTGTCAAGACTTGACTTTCTCTCTGTTTCCCACCCAATTACATCTAATACACCTTTTAATGGTTCGATAAATGCTTTCTCAAATTGGGTATCATAATCTATATATTTCTCTAATTCAAATTCTTTTGGTAAACTATTTAATACAGAAATTACTTTATCACCTGCTGGATTTGGATCTTTGAGATAAGTGAACTTAACCTTTTCACCCTCTTGTATAACAGGATATCTTCTAGTTAATTTCTTAGTCCTCAACATGTGATTATAAATTAAACTTCCCTTAACATGAATTGGAGTTGATTTTTTATAAATTGTTGCTGAATCTTTATATTTTTTTAATCCATTAACAGATCTTGGAAATGCTACAGCTTCCATATTCAAACCAAAAAACTTCTCTTTAAACTTTTCAATATAACCAATAACATCATCTTCTGTGCCTGAAATAATAATATTGAAAATCTCTCTAAGTGATTGTCTACATGCTTCTGGTGTTGAACTTTTAATTGCTTCAATACCCACAATCTTTAATTTTGGTTCTTCATATCGAACACCCTCAGAATCGTGAACGTTCAGAATATAATGTTTCTTTGCTGTCCAAATTCCTGTATCAGCAATGACCTCACGTTTCATGACCATCTTTTGTTGATAGGCGTTCATGTACTCCGCTAATTCAGTATAACATTTTTCAATTACTTCTTCGATTCTTCCACAGGCCTTGTCCAAGAATCCAATGATTTTTTCCTTATCGGTAATACCAATTCTAGAAACAAGATCATCAAGACGAACATATAAAGAATCAGTATCCATAGCAACAATATAGTCAACATCTTGTGTACCTAATGTTTTGTTTAAATAATTGTTTACTGCATTCTCGGCCCATTGAATTGATAACTGACCTGCTGCAGTAACTGCTTCTGCATTACGTTCATCATAATAACGAAACCATTGATTACCCATTGCTCCATAGGCGGAGTTTAATGCAATCTTTAAATTTTGTTGATAGTTGTAATATTGTGATAATTTATTTGGATCAGAGTTTCTTCCCTTTTTCTGTTCATCTAACATTTTCTTTTTATATTTCACCCTATCATTGTACATACTTTCCATTAATTGGGGAAGAAACCCTTGCTTATCTCTACGATAAACAGATCCATTCGGTGTAACTGTTATATCTTTTTGTTTCCAAACTGATGTATCAAATTCTTTATCGATTAAACCTTCTACTCCTATTTCATCTTTCCATTGTCCTAAGATGGTTTCAGGAGAAATATTATATTGCATAATCAAATGTGGATATAGACTGTTTAAATCAAAACTCACAATCCATTCATGTCTACCACATTGTGGTGCTTTAACATAAGCACCCTCATACATATCACCTTTACTATGTTTAGTCTTTTGAGGAATTACAATTTTCTCTCTCAAAAGATGATTGTAAATAATACAATCCCACATTCTAGTCTGTGCAAATACATCTGTGAGATTACACTTCGACAGATATGCCAGAGAAATAATCAATTCTAAAAGTTTTAATTTATCTTCAAGGCGACTAACCAATAATGTATCTTGAATATTGTATTCAATGAACTTTTGAAAATCTTTCTTGTACAATTCATGGAGTGTTGCTACTTCAGAAAAGTCTAGTTTAGTTTGACCCAATTCTACATAAGCAATATGATCTAATCTATATGACTCTTGATTAGTATAAGTAAACTTCTTGTAGGCATCCAAGTAATCAATTTCAGACACACCATAGATTTCATAAGTCTGAACTTCACGACCACCCATACCAAAGATTTTTTGTTCTTTAACAAATCCCCACGGTGAAAGTTTCTTGACCCACGTTTCATTTAAGATATTACGAATTCTGTTAATAAGATATGGAGTATCAAATGTTTTTGTGTTCCAACCAGAAATTACATGAGGACAATTCTTCTGCCAATACATGACAAATTCTTCTAATAATTGTCGTTCATCAAAACATCTATTATATGTAATATCCTCTTTATCATTCTTAAATTCATTACAACCCCAAACTTGAATATCATCACCCATCTTTGTAGTAATGGCAACTACTTCTTCTGATGCGTTTTCAGGATCAGGAAATCCTTGTTCAGAAGCAACTTCAATATCTAGAAACATCATTTTAAGATGTTCTAAATTGTAATCAATATTTTCTGGATATGTTTCAGCAATAAAAGAATAATTATAATTTGTATGGCCGTAGATTTTCATGTTATCTACACCTTCATACTTTTTTACTGATTCGCGGGTTTCTTTAATAGATCCCCATTGAACAGGGGCTACTGGCTCATCTTCAAGTGTTCGCCATTTAGTTTCAGTTGTGGTAGGAATATATAAGGTAGGTTTAAATTCATGTCTTTCTTCAAAAGGTAATCCATTTTCTATTCCCCTTTCGAAAATATAATTACCTAGACATACTACGTTAGTATAAAATTTTGACATTTAGTTTTTGGGATACCAGTTTGTTCGCGTTTCTTTATCATAATCACTATTAATTTCATCTAACTTATTATAACACAGTTTTATGTGTTTGTCAACCCATGAGCGACCCATGAACGCGCCCACCGTGAAAAGTATTTGAAGATAAAATTTAATGTAAAATTCGATTAAACAACAAACCCGTTTTTGTAAACTGTCTTTCCATTTTGTACTAATGCTGTAGTTATCTTCTTTCGATTTTGACCATTTTTTTTGTATGAACAATGTATCCACCCCGAATTAGGTTCACCTTTTTTATAAAACTCTAATATGATTTGATCCCATACTAGATTTTCTGTTATCCATTTTGCTACTGTTGGATTAGGAGTACCTAATTGCTCAAAATCTACCGCCTCACCATTCATGTGCTGAGAGGTTTTTGATCCACCAATAGCTGCATTTAATTTGGGTCCTCGATATCCAGAATTGACTGTGATTACTCCGAAATGTTCTCTGACCGGTTGTAAAATTTGTTGTGTTATTACTGTAAGATTAACTAAATGTTCTGTCTCTGGTGTATTATCAATACCCTTTCTTTCTGCAGTAGAACTCTTGATTAATTCACTAAGCCAAAAGTTCTTTGATAATTGTATATTTCCTGCCATTTCATTTCCTCACTTATTGGTCTTTTTCGCTGGCATTGCGCGAGAACCGAACCAAAAACTAATTATTGCTGCAAATAGAGCCTCAGTTTCATCATCCCACACAATATCAATAGTTTGATTTAAATCTGCATCTATTTGTATTGCTTGCCATACAAGTACTACTTTAATACCTATAAATGTCAATACAAACACATAAGTTATAAAAGGTC